TATCCTACAAAAACCGTAAATCGGTATTGACCAAGGCAATTAAAGTTAATCGTAAAGGGCAGAACTTGAGAGAGCAGGGACTGTTGAAGGCTATTAAGCCTAAATCTAGCCTAGCCAAAAAACGAGCTGAACGGAAACAGCAAAATAATAAAAAAACAGAAAGTATTAGTGATCGTGTAAAAGCAACTAAAGAAGCCAATAAAAAAGCTACTCAAGAAAAGGCAAACAGAATAAAACCATGGGAAGATTCAGAGTACGATTCTTTAGATGAAACTAGCAGGAAGAAAAGAGCCGAACGCCAACAAGCGATAATCAATGCGCCATTGCCTCCACCCAAGCTCAAAAAATTATCCCAGGCAGAAAATGAAGAGTTAGATAGTTACAATAATATTTTGATGGAAAATACAAGCTCTGAACGAATATCAAGTCCAAAAATGAGAAACTTCATGGATGCAATTGGAATGAAAAACCACAATCAAGCATCGGTCGCTTCTAGGAGCTTAGGGCTAAATGCACTCAATCAGGAAAGGAAAAAAGGGATTTCATCTTCTGTGGATAAACTTGATCAAGAACTTAGAGTAGGTGGTGGGTACGCGCTGAGTTACGCCGGACAAATTGGTGGAAGATATGGCGAATTATACAATAGAAGAGTAGCGGAAAGCTTAGAGAGCCTGCCAACTAACAATATTGTACATATAGCTTCAAAAAGCTATTACACTCAATTACCCAGAATTGGGGAGCCGCTTCAAGTTAAATATTTAGCGGATAGAACACCTACCGTTTTTGTTGCCGAGCTGAAACGACGAAAACTTTTAGATGTGGACAACCCAGGAATTCCCGTGAATGCATCTAGGCAAAGGTTACGCACTTTGAAGGATTTGAAAGGTTTGCCGGATAATGCGTTTACAGGGTACAGATGATTACAATCTCTCAATCGCTTACAGGAGCTTTATACTTCCGTCAAGATAAACGGGTGGTGTGGATTGTACTGGAGCAATCACCGGGAAAATATACTGCAATGGTTCGAGATGCCAGTACGGGCAAATCAAAAGCTCTTGATTTTAGCAATCAAAAAGAAGCTGAAAATTTTGCTCAAGAGAGTTCTCAGGCTTATTTAGCCTCGCGCATTTTCCCTACTAAAAATGCTGAAACGCTATTAAATGACCTAGAGAAAGAAAATGTTGAAAGTATTAGATACGAGCTAAGGCGCAAAGGAATTACTGACACATCTAGAGCAAATATTGAACGGATTGACGACAATAGATCAATTCATCAATCTGTTGCGGACGCGGCAACTTATGACGAGACAAGCGTGTTAGCTGTGAAAGACAAACGGGGTAATCTACAGTCGGCATTAGCTTATGAATTAGTACCTGATTACGATGATAATGGCAATGAGCTTAAAGGGACTAAAGCTTTATATGTGGAGTATCTTGCAACAGCTCCATGGAATGCAGCAAGAGCAAATGATGATCGTGTAGTTAGTGGTGCGGGCGCAAGGGCGATAGCTGAAGCCGTAAAAGAAGCCGAAAAAGTCGGCGCTCAAAAAGTACAACTTACGGCTTTAGACGGGGCAAAACCTTTTTATAAGCGTATTGGAATGTCAAATGACAAATATGATTCGTTTTTTGAGCTAGAATTAGGAACATATAAGGCAAAAGAGTTAGTGGCAAAGTATGGTTAATGAATTTAGTAGTGCTTCCATCTATCCAGTAGATTTAGAGCGAACAGTGTGTAATTCTTTCAACCTAAACAATAAAGGACGCGCTCAGGTTGTTAAAGAAGCGAGAGAAGCTACTACCAAAAAAGGTTCAATTGTAGATTTAAACGCTTATGAAATCAACTTGAGAAAGGCGATTCATCGTTATATACTAACTTGATTTAAGCCTTAACAAGTTTTAAACACATTCAAGTCTTGACCCAACGCTCGCGCTAACCGACAAACCATAAACCAATTTTTGCAGCCGTACTTTTCCCACCTGGAAATAGTGGAAGAGCTAACGGATAGGCGCTCGCCTAGCTGTGATTGGTTTAATCCAGCGGCTAGGCGGCATTCTTTGAGTATCCTTGCTTGGGCACGATAAGCTTGAATCTCGGTCATTTTGCAACCTATGCAAATCCCTTTCAATACTAACATCGCCAGGGATAGGATTAAAAGATGGCTACTCCTTTTGCTGACCCTACTCTTTGGAATCACGCAACCTTTACGTTTGCCGTCCAGTTTGGCGCGGCAACGATTGACGAGCGCGGCAACCGAACGACGCCAGGAAAGACCTACGCCGTCACGTTCAAAATGAAAAAATCAGGCGGTAATAACCTTCAGCAAAAAGAGGCAGCAAGTGAGCTATCGGAGGTTTATAGCTGCAAGGTTGTAGCGGTCGATGGCGATTATGAGTCATTTCAGCTCCCCAACGAGATTAAGCCAGGGGACGTAGGAGAAGGAACGTTAAATGGGCGCTCGTGTCGAGCCACGATTAAATCGATTGCTCAATCATCAATTGTGTTAATCCCTCAGATACTGGGGGATAGTTGCACTTTGGAGATGGACTATCGGATCAGGAGAGGGTCAGCCGCGTGATTGAGTTAAAAGTGGATCGGGGTGAAACCGAACAGATGGTACGGCGGTACAATAGTCGTCTCAGAAGCGTTCAGCGCCCCCTGAGAGGGTGGGCGAATTGGCTACTGAGTGAAACTGAGCGCCAATTTGTAACCGAAACCGATCCAGATGGGCAACCCTGGGCAGCGCTCGCCCCCTCAACCTTGGCTCAGAAACGAGCGCTAAATTATCCAGATGACATTTTGACTCGCACTAGGGATATGCGCCGTTCAGTTCGGATTGTCTTAGCTGGGCGATATGAAGTGGCGATCGCGGTTGATTTCCCGGCACAATTTCACCAGTCGGGAACCGCCAAGATGCCACAGCGCCGTATCTTGGGACTTAATGAACGCCGGCGAAACCGCTTAGTTCTTAGAGTAAGGGGGTATCTAAGAAATGGGCGTTGATTTCACTGTTTGGGATAAAGCGATTGGTACTCGATTGCAACCGATTCGGGATGCGCTTGCCTCTATCCCAGTAGCAGCGATTCCCCAAGAAGCTGGAAAATATGGGGATGAACAGTTCGAGTCAATCGATTGGCTGTTCCCTGAGTACAGCGCCAGTTCCGATGGGAGCGATCGCATTCAACAGCTACAAGTTACCCTCATAATCCGTTTGCATTTCTCAAAACGCTATGCCAGCACCCCCCAGGAAAAAGCAGCATTAGAATGGGCTGAACAACAGCTTTTACTAATTGTTCCTGGCTACCGCCTGCCAGATACCCTGTCCCCCGTCAGGTTAGTATCTGGCAGGCTTTTTGCCCCTCAAAGGGGACAATGGTACAAAGAGCTGCGGTTTGAATTTAGCGCTCAGATTGTGCCAACCGACGAAGTTGAACCCGTCCCACCTGTGATCACGATTGGAGTGGATGATTCTTACGGTCAGTTAGTGGAGGTAACTCAGTGAACTACGTTGTAACTACGGATATCCGTAGTGATGAAACTCAAAGGAGGATTTATGCCTAATACAGGGGTAGTAGTAACCCAATCGACTGCTGAGGATCTCTCGTTAACCCGAACCTTACCCATTGCAGTGGTAGGAACTTGCTCAACTGGGACTTTGGCAGATAGTACCCCAACCCTGATTGAATCGAAGGCGGATGCTACTACCATTCTTGGTGCTGGTAGCGGCTCTGACACTTTGCCAAATGCGGTGGCGGTACTTCAGCGCTATGGCTGCGGGAAAATCATCGCGCTTAAAGGGGACAGCGGCGCGGCGACTCCAGCCGAAGGCGTGACAGGGGCAATCCCTCTGTTGGGTAACACGCTCTCAACCCTTGGGATAGAGCCTGAAATAATCTTAACTCCCACCTTTAATGACGCCACAGTGGTAACAGCGCTAAAAACCTTGTGTGACAGTATTCATGCGCTCGCGCTTATTAGTCCATCAGCGGCTACAACAATCGCTGATGTAATTACGGCTAGAGGCACTTCAACAGGAGTGGGGATTAAAGATCCTCGAATTGTAGTGTGTTACCCTTACATGAAAAATGCTGATACTCCCACAGATTTAGAAGAATTAACTCTTCACCTTGCCGGGGTGCTAGCTAATCTTGATAACTATGGACAATCACCGCTAAATCAGCCGCTTCTGGGGGTGGACAGCCCAGAAATTTCAATGACTCTTAGCTACTCTAGCGACACATCAGATAACGAACAGCTAAACGATAATGGCGTTACCACTATTAACCTTGACCCTGATGCTGATTACGTGATTTGGGGTGGGCGCAATTCAGACTATCAGGAGAATGAAACAGACGTATTAACTTTCATCAATGCGGTACGCGCTCGCGATAAAATCACCGAGTTAACTAGGGCTAGAGCAATTAAAATGCTGGGTCAAAATAGCAACTACACCACTGCATCTTTACTTACGGAAAGTTACCGGACAATGCTGAATGACCAAATTAGTTTAGGGGCAATTAAATCTTTCACCAAAGTAGCGATAAACGACAGCAAAACTGATTACAGTCAATTTAAGATTTACCACGATATAGAGTTTCAGCCCTGGACTCCCACCGAGTTTATTGGCGCTTCTGTGGCGATGACCGTTAACAACTAAAAGGTAAGAATATGGCTGTAATTGAATTTTTGATGGATGAGGGGGTAGACGTAAAGCTGTTGGATTACTTGGGCAATCCAGCCGATGCCAAGGGCATGGCAACAGAAATTACCCCGCCCGAACAAACTCTGAACATGGAAACTGATTTAAGAATCGGGGAAGGGGGAGAGGTAAATCGCCCAACTACCTACGCGGCGATGGAATGCTCAATGACACTTAAAGGAATCTCTAATCAGTTTTGGGAATTCACCTCGACCGCCCAAGCGCAACGCAAAGAGTTAACGATTCAAGTAACAGGGAAAGGGCAAGATAGGTACGATTCTACATCTACCGTGGACGTGAAACTTGTCATGAAAGGTTATGTCATGCGAAATGCCTTTTACTCATCAATAAGCGCAGGGGAAAAGTCAGAATTAGAATTAAGCATGGGGGTTAATTCAATTACTCAACAGATAGGCTCAACCACAGTAACCTTTGAACCAGCACTCAAAAAATATGAAATAAATGGAGTTAATCAATGGGCATGGTAAAGAAACAACAAAAACTAAAAACTATTGTCAAAGTTGGCGGAAAAGTATTTGTACAAAAACCGTTATCCGCGAGCGCCCACTTTGAATACGAAAATCGAAAAACAACTCAATCAATTCAGCTTGCTAATGAATGGCTGCTCTACGAAGCATTTGAAATTGATGGACATAACGTCATAGAAGAGGACTTGAAAGGGCTTAAGTTCCGCGAGCGCGGACGTTTGTTGCTTGGTGTGACGGCGGTAAATATCACGTATAACGATGACTTGCCCATGAATGAAAGCTCAGACTTTTCAGTTTGTGGTAATCGTTTTACAGAGAAGGAAGATTCAGGAGATTGCTTTAATGAGTTTGTTGCCAAATTCGCCCAAGATGCGCTCGAAGCTTATCGCTGGGTTATTCCAGAAATTCTACTTTGTAACAACAGAGAGATTACGGATACAGATTTTATTAAACTTGCTCCAGATGGTATTGGATTTGAAGGTGCAAACGCAATCACTCGATGGTTGCAAGCTTTTTTACCCCAAGCCCAAAGGAATTAATTTTAACCTTAAAATGGGCTGGATGGAGTATCAAAGATTTGCAGAATTTAGGGAAGTTTAAAGATATTCAAACTTGGATAAAAGCAATTATTGAAGCGATAGAGTTAGAACGAAAGGAATGGGAAAAGGCTAATAGTGGCAACCACCGAAACCATTAAAATTATCGCTGACACTGAAAGTGCGCTCGCAGGATTCAGTAAAGTCCAAGTAGCGGGTCAGCAGATGGCTGGACGGCTTCAATCTATTGGTGGTTCAATGGTTAGCTTAGGTCAAAAAGCTTCACTCATGACCGCTCCCATCAGTATCGGGTTTGCCGCAGTAGGAAAGATTGCAGGTGATTTTGAGAATTCCATGCAGCGGTTACAAGCCGTTTCAGGTGCAACGGGTAAGGAGTTTGAGAAGCTTAGAGACCAGGCAAAGCAGTTAGGATCAACCACTGAGTTCAGCGCCAAACAAGCATCGGATGCTCAAGGATTCTTGGCAATGGCTGGGTTTGAAGTGAATGAGATAACCGCTGCAATGCCGGGACTCCTCAACTTGGCGACCGCAGGACAACTAGACTTAGCCCGTGCTGCGGATATAGCCAGCAATGTATTGACTGGCTATGGGTTTGAGGCATCAAAAATCAACTATGTAAACGACGTGATGGCAAAAATTGCCACGAGCGCCAACACAAACATCAGCCAGCTAGGGGAGGCGATGAAATATGCCGCGCCAATCACTAAAAGCGCTGGGTTAGACTTTACAGAAGCGGCAACAATCATTGGCAAATTAAGCGATGCCGGGATTCAGGGAAGCATGGCGGGAACCTCTCTACGGGGAGCTATTTCCCGGCTTCTTAAACCCACCAAGGACACAACGGAAACGCTAAATCGATTAGGGGTGAGTGTGACGAACAGCAGCGGCGAGATGCGATCGCTGATTAATATTATTGGCGATTTAGAACGCGCCGGTGCCAACACTACGGATATG